AACATCTCCAGGAAAAGTGGTCCCCTGTTCTTAACCATGGCGAAGCTCCTGAAATCCAGGATCGCTACAAGAGAGCAGTGACCTCTGTCCTCCTGGAAAACCAAGAAAGAGCTCTTCGTGAAGAGCGCGGCATGATCAACGAAGTTGCCGTAAACGCCCTTGGCGCTAGCACCGTATCCCCTGCTGGTTCGGCACTTGCTTCCGCTAACACCGCTGGTCTCGCTGGTTTCGACCCTGTTCTAATCAGCCTAGTCCGTCGTGCTATGCCTAACCTCATGGCATATGACGTATGTGGTGTCCAACCTATGTCTGGTCCTTCTGGTCTCATCTTCGCTATGAGATCCCGCTACGAGAACCAAGGCGGCGAAGAGGCACTGTTCAACGAGCCTGATGCTGGCTTCACTGCTGGTCTCGACGCTTCCGCTGGTGACTACACCCCACGTACTGGCGCTGGTGTCGGTGGCGACGCAGAAGGTAACAACCCTGCTCTCCTCAACGATTCCTCCCCTGGCACCTACGAGGTTCCCCGTGGTTTCTCTAGAGAAGATCTTGAGCAAGCTGGCGATGCTGGTAAGCTGTTCCGTGAGATGTCCTTCAGCATCGAGAAGACCTCTGTGACCGCTAAGTCCAGAGCACTCAAAGCTGAGTACACCTTGGAACTCGCTCAAGACCTCAAGGCGATCCATGGTCTTGACGCCGAGACTGAACTCGCTAACATCCTGTCTAGCGAAGTTCTTGCTGAAATCAACCGTGAAGTTGTCCGTCGTGTATACAGCGTTGCTAAGCCTGGTGCTCAGAACAACGTTGCTAACGCTGGCATCTTCGACCTAGACGTTGACTCCAACGGACGTTGGTCGGTTGAGAAATTCAAGGGTCTTCTCTTCCAGATTGAGCGTGACGCTAACGCTATCGCCCAAGAGACTCGTAGAGGAAAGGGCAACTTCATCATCTGCTCTGCTGATGTTGCTTCTGCTCTCGCCATGGCTGGCGTTCTCGACTATTCCTCTGGTCTAACTGGCGCTGGTGGTCCTGCCATCGGTACTGTTGATGACACTGGCAACCTTGCTGTTGGCACCATCAACGGTAGAATCAAGGTCTATGTTGATCCTTATTCTGCTAACCTCAGCGACAAGCACTACTACGTAATGGGTTATAAGGGTACTTCGCCTTATGACGCTGGTCTCTTCTACTGCCCATACGTACCCCTCCAAATGGTTCGTTCCATCGATCCTAACAACTTCCAGCCCAAGATTGGCTTCAAGACTCGTTACGGCATGGTTTCCAACCCATTTGTCACCACCAACGGTGCTTACAACGGTACTCCTGACGGTGAGACCCTCACCGCCAACACCAACATGTACTACCGTCGTGTTCAGGTCACCAACCTCATGTGATCTAAACCCCACGGATTGTCAGGGACCCCACACAGGGGTCCCTTTTTTATTAAATACTCATATACTATGGAGGTAATATGTCCACAGGTTCCGTGACCAAGACAGACCTACTCGCTAGAGTATACAAACTGAAGACTGCCCTTTATAACGGTCAGCGACAAGACAAGAACGGAGACTGGCACGATGGTGCCCATTGTGCCTATAATGAGATCCTAGATATCCTTAACGAATACGTCCGATGAGAAAAGACCTCGACTTCACAGACGGTATGCTACCTGACCCCGACGAGAGCGTCCTTAGAGAACGCTGTGCTAAGATGAAGAACGAAATCCTTATGGAGGAACCATGCCCGATCTACGAAGCAACGGAGGAAGACTGGAATGACTTCTGGTACAACTACGACGAATGAAGACTGGCGTTACAGTGACGCTCGTATGAAACTTCGCCAAGAAGTATATACAATTCTCCTCAAGAAGTTTGGTTCTGAATTGACTGAACACGGAGCACCTGTACACAGCATGGAAGACATCACTGCTTGCTGTCATGACTGGGTGAGTCAGGGACATGCTATCTCCTCAGGCATCGTCGCTTACTACCAGGCATACTACGCTAAATAGTATTGCTTGGGAAGTTGACATATGCCTGCTGAATGGTACAAGGAACAAATTGGAAATCGTAATTACCTCTCCCCAGTAGGTTTTAAACTCCAACTGGAAAAGTTTAGAGGGGTAGATTTCTTTTGTCAGCGAGTTAACCTTCCTGATGTTTCTATGCCCTTCACTGAAGTCCCCACTAGGTTCCGTCAATTTCCTATCGTAGCTGGTGGCGGGGTTACATACGGGGACTTGTCTGTGACATTTATTGTTGATGAAGAGTTGATCAATTGGAGATCCATTTACGATTGGATTCGCCAGAACGGTGTGTCTGAAGAACACATGCCAACGGAAGATCCAGAGTATAGTGGTGGTCAACTGTTGATTTACACTTCATCATACAATGTAAACCACGTAATCAATTTTGAGAATTTATTTCCAATCAGTATATCTGAAATGAGTTTCGATGCTACATCTAATGACATCGAATACTTTACAGCGCAAGTAACTTTCAAGTATACTGGTTATACTATCCGTGATGAGAAATTTGCTGTTCAATGAATTTTGACAAACTACATCAAAAATTTGAGACAATTAAAAAAGAGTGGGCAGAAGACAGTCATGTAGAGTTTGAGTTTAAGAACAAGAACTACAGTGCTGATCTTGGTAAGATCTCAATGGAGATCCCTTTCCAACATAATAAATACTTAAACCATTACACCGATCTTTCACAGATTAAAACTAGTCTGGAATTTGAAGTTCGTAAGTTGGTACGAGAAAAGAGAGAGTATTACAGCGGGGAGGCAGACGCTAAAGTTTACGCTGAGAAACCTTTCGGATCAAGTATTAAAACCGCCGACAAGATGAAGGTCTATCTTGAGTCGGACGACGACATCATTAACCAAGAGGCAAAGATCAAGTACATTGATCAGATGCTTCATTTTTTAGACAATGTTTTGAGGATGATTTCACAAAGAAATTATCATGTGAAGAACGCTATTGAATGGGAGAAGTTTATTAATGGAAACTAATGTCCCTGATTACTGTCAAGAAGAAGAACGAAGTATATCTTACTCTTAACTCCGAGCAGCACGTTCATCACGAACTGGCAGATTATTTTTCCTTTGAATTACCAGAGGCAAAGTTCCTAAAGCGGCAACCCAGGTTTAGATACTGGGATGGTATGATTCACCTGTACTCTCCTGCTACGGGTGAATTGTATGGCGGATTACTTCCCCATCTAAAAGAGTGGTGTGCCGAACGAAGATACAAATTAAATTTTGAGTCCAACGATTGGTATGGAGATGTAGAGGAACCCAACGGGTTTGTCTCCCCCAAGGGTGTGGCAGATTTTATGAATCAAATCTCTAAGTATAAACCTAGAGACTACCAATACATGACAGTGTATAAAGCACTGAAGAACAACAGAGGGTTGTTTTTGTCACCGACAGGATCGGGCAAGTCTCTTATGATCTACAGTATCGTGAGGTATTACGCTCAGGCAGGTAAGAAGATTCTGCTTGTGGTTCCTACCACCTCATTGGTAGAACAGATGATAAAGGATTTTAAGGACTATGGATGGAACGCCGAAGAATATTGTCACACCATTTATTCTGGCAAGGATAAGAACACGGATAAACCAGTTATTATTTCAACCTGGCAATCTATCTACAAGTTCCCCAAAAGATACTTTGACGATATTGACTGTGTTATCGGTGACGAAGCTCATCTGTTCAAGTCAAAAAGTCTGACAGGTATCATGACCAAACTCCACAACGCTAAGTATCGTTTTGGATTCACTGGTACGCTAGATGGTAGCAAGACTCACAAATGGGTCCTGGAGGGTCTGTTCGGTGCCTGTGAGAAGGTGACTAGGACCGATGATCTAATCAAGCAGGGACACCTCTCTAAGTTCCGTATCAAGGTGCTGGTGTGTAAGCATGAATACAAATACTTTGAAGACTATCATTCCGAAATGGAATACATTGTTGAGCATGAAAAGCGTAACAACCTAATCAAGAATCTAGTCAAAGACATTGAGGGTAACACTTTGGTGCTGTTCAACTATGTGGAGAAGCATGGTGAACCACTTTATGATTTGATAAATAATGATATATCAGACCGTGAAATCTTTTTTGTTCATGGTGGTACAGATGTAGAAGATAGAGAAGAGGTTCGTAAACTTACGGAGACTCAGGACAACGCCATCATTATCGCTTCTTATGGCACTTTCTCTACTGGCATCAACATCAAACGTTTACACAACATTATCTTTGCTTCCCCGAGTAAGTCACGGGTACGTAACCTCCAGTCCATTGGACGTGTCCTCAGGAAAGGCGATGGCAAAGACATAGCAACACTTTATGATATCGCTGACGATATCTCTTCTAAGAGTAGAACTAACTATACTCTCAATCACTTGACAGAAAGAATTAAGATCTACCAAGAGGAAAACTTTAAGTATGAAGTAATACCTATCAAACTGAAATAATATGGAAGAAGAATTTTATTCAACAATTAAACTAATAACAGGTGAAGAGATAGTTGCCAAGGTTTGTTACATGGAAGACGAGCAATCTCTTCTTATTGAGAATCCTAAGAAAGTAATGGAGATCAAGCAACGTAGAAATGGTGAGACAATAGATGGATTTGTTCTAGTAGATTGGATTCACTCAACATATGAAAGTATGTTTGTTCTACCTATGGAACGCGTTCTCACAATGTCTGAACTTGATAAGAGAATTGAAAAATATTATCTGTCTGTCCTTGATGGTAGTGATGAAGAAGATACTGGAAAAGTAGAAACTTCTAAACTCAATCAAAGAATGGGTTACCTAGGATCTGTCAATGAAATGAAAAAGACATTAGAGAAGATATATAAAATTAGCTAAGCTATTCCCTTTGAACCCTGACAGAGTTATTGTACTGAGTTTCTGAGGTTCTGTCAAGCTGGTTGACAACAATCCAGTCCTAGACTATACTGTACTCAAGGTAAGCAAATCAAAACATGTCTTATGTCAAAGAAGAACACAGAGTATTACGTAAATAACAAAGACTTTCTAGAAGCGATTACCGTTTTCAAGAACAAGGTTCGTGAAGCAGAAGAACAAGGAAAGACACGCCCGAGGATTCCTCATTACATTGGTGACTGCTTTCTGAAGATTGCTACCCACCTGTCTTACAAACCCAACTTTGTTAACTACACCTTCCGTGAAGACATGATCTCCGATGGTGTGGAAAACTGTGTTCAGTATATCAATAACTTTGATCCTGAAAAATCAAAGAACCCCTTTGCTTACTTCACTCAAATCATCTACTACGCCTTTCTTCGTAGGATCCAGAAAGAGAAACGTCAGAACGACATCAAACAAAAGATCCTTGAGAAGACTGGTTTTGATCATGTAATGCACACAGATGACTACGGGAACGATATGAACTCTAGTTATGCTGACATGGGTAGCATCAAAGAAAACGTTGAAATTAGGATGAATCGATGAAGGACGAACCAATTACAGTTGAAGACTACAAGTTAGTCGCTGATGAATTCTTCCAGAAGTATGACTTCGTAACGGAACGAATGAGGGTAACTGCTAAGGCAGAAGATGTTCTGAAAGTCATGGAAGCACTGAGTGGTGCCGTCATGAAGGACAGAGTGAAAGACAAAGTAGGACCTTTTGGATTTAATAAGAATGGACAAGACTCAGACAGAAAAGAAGAAAGCGAAACTGAGTGATTCATTCGGTGGGACAGTAGAGAAGATCATTCCTCCTGACGTGGAATGGATTGATGATGCTTTCTATATCAAGAAGACTCGCTTTGGTCTATACACTTCTATCTTACAGGAACCACTGGGACAACACTTCATCACAGGTGCTACAGAAGAAGGTGTTCTTACGATGACACGTTGGCACCTCAAGTGTCTTCAGGATGGTACACTGGATGAGTATACTAGAGTTGTTAACTCTGGAGTTGTTGGAGGTAAACTTTGACCGTAGCATTAATCACAGACCAGCATCTGGATGGGCGTAAAGGTTCTCTAGCATTCTGGAATTATTTCGAGAAGTTCTATGAACAAATCTTTTTCCCAACGCTTGAAAGAAAGGGAATCAAAACAGTCATTGATCTTGGCGATACGTTTGACAACAGAAAAAGCATTGATTTTAATGTTTGGAGTAGGATCCGTAGGTCTTATTTTGATCGCCTGGCTAGCATGGACATCACTGTCCACATGATCCTTGGCAATCATTGTGTTTACTACAAGAACACTAATGAGATCAACTCCCCCGAACTGTTGCTGAAAGACTATGAAAATATTCAGGTATACGATGGAGTGTGTACTACTTATGTTGAGGATACTCCAATTTGTTTCGTCCCCTGGATCAACAAAGAGAACCAAGAAGAAACGTTATCGCATCTTGAAAGCACAAATGCCGAGATCGTCATGGGGCACCTCGAACTCGATGGGTTTGAAGTAACTCCTGGTCT